TCCTCGTTGTCCACTTCGGCAACCAGACTTAGGTATACGAAGAGTTCTGCCCGGAAGTCTGGCACATAGAATGGTACAATACCTGTTTCGACATCTGGTTCTGAAGACAACGACATCACCCACTGAGGTGTTCCAAGGGAAATGACGTTTCGTGCCGTGCCGAGGATGATTCGGGAGTATTCCCCAACCGCGGAGGGTTTTTGCAATTTGAGTATTTTAGCATGCCTTGCCTCTAGCTTCGTCAGCTCCACCTCATTGAGCTCAGCTCGGATCACGTCGAAATATCCAAGCAACCTCCCGGCTTTCCTAAGGAAATTCAGACGGGTGGCGTCGGCCCGAGACACCGGCTTGATGTCCTCCCGAAGGTTTGCGGTGACTACATGGCCCTTTTCATCGCACACCACATCAAAGAGGCCTTCTCCTTTGGCTCTGCGCAAGTAAAGCCGTGCGTCTTCCATCCATTCATTCGCCATTTCATGGTAAAGGCTGCGGTTGTGGGCACAGAGCAAGGCATGGCCAACCGTCCTTTGTAACCGAGCACGCATATGTTGCTCCTCTCTGAAACCAGCCACACGGGTAGTGAAAGCAGATCTTCTCATCAAGAGATTTGAAACGTCTGCCCTTACCGCAAAGCGCGGCACTGGAGCCCCGACCTCCCGATAATCAGCCGCATGTTTCTCGCCTGGCTCGATCATTTTGCCAAGGAACATCAGTTCGTCAAGATTGTCGCGCGATTCTATTTCGAGTTCGCCTCCGAAGAACTGGTCATAAATCATCACGAGGTCTCGGGGGTCTAGAGAATCATCTGAAGTGCCCCACATGTTGTCGTCGGACATGTTGACGAAAGTGTTGAATTCAAAGAACTTTTCCGGCTCTCGTCCGGTCGCAATTGCCCACGCGGCCATGGCTTTTAGTTTCACACCCATGGTGTTATCCCAGCTTGTAAGCGCTTGCCCTGTGCTCCCACCTCGCCTTTTCCGTAGTATCTGGCCCCCTTCGAGTTCAGTGATGTACGATTGCTGGAGGCGCAAATAACGAGTCGCTGTCCAGGCTTTCTTAGCCTCGGCGTTGGCTGTGCCATCGAAGCCTAGTTCGGCCAATCTCACCAAACCTGCCATGATGGATGGGGGTGTGCGTGAGTCGTACTCACGTTCATCTGCCTTGAAAAAGCAACCGTGGGACACCACAGCTTCAAAGAAGTCCCGCATTCCGGCTTCTGTTAGTGGTCTTCCAGATGCTATGCCTGCCTGTAGCGAGGCGGGCCGTTTTGAACGCTCTAAGAACAAGGCCTGGTCAAGAAAAGTCGTCAACAGGTCTTGCGCGACAACGGTTCTGACAGGCTTCCCTGCAAATAGCTTGGCTTTGTCCACG